TGAACATGGAAGATCTATTCAATCTCAATCTCGATGATTTCTCTAACAAATCATCATCCGCTTCTCGTAAAATTGACGAGAACATGTACAACCCGGGTCCAGACCAAGGCCAGAACGGAATCTACAAATCAGTAGTTCGTTTCATTCCTTGGGTAACCGATCCATCGAAAAGCCGTTATAAAAAATACGCGGCAAAGCTCATTAATCCTTTGACAAACGAAAAACTTTACGTTGACTGTCCGTCAACCACTGGAGCATCGTCAATTCTTTGGACTCTTGATCTTGAGTTGAAACGCTTGAAAAACGAAGAACCTCAAATCGTTGAGGAGATTCAAAAGTACTTCAATCGTTATTACAACTATTACTCATGCGTTTACATTAAAAAGGACCCACAGTTTCCTAACTTAGAGGGTCAAATCAAGGTGTACTCGTACGGTTACACAATTGATAACTTGATTCAGCAAGAAATCAATCCAGAATCCGAGTTAGTAACAACTCAAAAAATCAATCCATTCTCACTTACTCAAGGTAAGGACTTTGTTCTAGTTATCAAGCGTAAGACTAAAGCTTGGAGAGATTTTAGTTCTAGTAAATTCATGAATGAGGTTAGTCCGCTAATCATCTCTCATGCAGGTAAAGAAATCGCAGCATCTACTGATCCAAAGGTCATGCAGTTCGTTAGCGAGTACTTTAAGAAACAATCGCCTGATATGAGCCAGTACTTCTATCAAGACTGGACAGATCATGAATACGAAAAGGTTGCTGAGTACATCAAAGCAATCGTTCCTTACAAGCAAATCATTGATAATTTGGTTGCCAATACTAAGGATGAGAGAATGAAGAAACACTTCACTAACTCTAAAGCAATCAATCGTTCTCAAGCCCCACTTGGTGAGTCTTTAGACTTTGAAACTCCGGCTCCAGCTAAATCAGCAAGCTCGTCAATGTCAATCGATTTAGAAGATGATTTTGGAGTGAATGATTCTCCTGCTGCTCCTCCAGTTGCACCAGCTTCAAACGCTAAACCTTCTGCAAAGGCGGCAGATGATCTAGACGAACTTTTTAATAGTCTATAAAAAATCATAATAGTAATGTCAAACAAAACTAAAAACGAAAAGGCTGCTGAAGTGTCTCAAGAGATGCCAGCCGACCAAGGTGCACCGATTGCAACTCTGCTTTCGTCGATTTCCTACACGAATCAAGAGGATTACGAAAAATTCTTGGACGGCTTGACTACTGAGCATGCACTAATTGTGTTAATCTCAGCGGCTAATCACTGCCAAGCAAAGGGTATATTTAACCTAGAGGAGGCTGAGCTCGTAGCGAAAGCAATTAGAAAGATCAGCAAACCTCAACCTCAAGAACAACAAGAAGGAGAATAATATCATGAACTTAGTAATAGACGGAAATGCTTTTTTAAACGTTGCAGTTAGCATAGCAAAGAACATCTTAGCTAATGATAAGCGAGTGGGCGAAAAGTACTACGTTTCTGATCTATTAAGCGATGATAAGTTCATTCTCAAACAGGCAAGTAAGGATACTTTTCGAAATTTTTCAATAAATTATTTCGGAAGTATCCTTGCTCCCTTTAAAGACAATATTAGCTCAGTCTTTTTCGTGTTCGACTCAAAGAGCTGGAGAAAGAAATACATTAAGGAACACTTTGAAACTCATGGTGAAGGCGACTTCTCATACAAGGGTCAACGTAAGTACGATGATAAAATTTATTTGTTCTTTGAGTACTTTCAATCTGAAATTCTAAACACAATCTCAGAAGAATACGGAGTTGTCGTTAGCCGAGTTCCTGGTGCAGAAGGTGACGATTTAATTGCCTACATTTGTGAAAATCTACCGGAGGACATCTGTATTTGGTCAGTCGATAAGGATCTAACCCAGCTTCTTGAAAGCAGCAAGCGTAAGATCATTCTAATGATGCCAAAACAAATGACCAAGTACAAGAAGATTTATACAACTGAGGACTTTGGCCAAATTTCTGAACCTGAAGTTGATCTGTTTAACTTTAATATCGACTCGATTGACAATTCAGCAATCACCAATATCATAAGCGATCTAACTAAAAAGGATTACAAACACCTGACAGTCGATCCGGCCCTAGACATTTTAACTAAGTGTCTCGCCGGCGATGCTTCTGATAATATTCCA